TACCAACATCACCTGTTGCTAGTGTATAACTACCTGTTTTTGTCCCAACAGCGGGTGCGTTTAAATATCCCAACGTCACTGCATCCATCGTCGGTAAAGTCTGCGTGATGGACGAGTTTGTGTTAGCTGATTGCAGCGTATGCGTTCCTGAGCCAGAAGCATTGCCTTGGACTTTGAGATTACTCATGTCATTTCACCCAAAAATAAGCCACGCTTGACCTGACGATACCGTGACTGACTTGCTTGTGTTAATCGTGATTGGCCCCACGGCGCTAGCATTGTTGCCTGTCGGAATGGCGTAGCTGCTTGTCATGGTTTGATTGTTAAGTGCAAACAAAGTACTTGAAGCAGGAAACGTCACAAAAACATTCTTGGTTCCTGCCCCAAAATTCACCAAACTTCCAGAGTTACTGGAAGACAGCACCGTGTCTCGTGAAAGAGTGGTTCCGCTTGAGGTGTAAGTCCCGATCCCAATTTCCCAATTGGAACCTGACGAATCAGCAATCGTATAAAACGTCGTATTGCCGTTACCAACCGCAGCAAATGATTGAAAGCCGGTTGATGCACCGGCAAGGGTTACCGTCCCCGTGCCAGTGGTTGTCGTGGTTTCTTGAACCCGATCAGCAAGGACGAAAGCCATTACGCAGACAAGCTAAAAGTATAAGTCACAAGCACTACATCACCTGAGACTACGGAGCGATCACCGGGAGAATTAAAATCCGCTGCGGAAAATAACGTCCCCGTGGTGCCACTCTTGGTGTTGCTGCTTGTAAGAAATGCCCCGCCAACGGTTGTTGTCGCATTCATGGTGAACTGAGCTTTACTGGCTGAATTCGTGACTACCGAAGGGTTAGCCGTTGTCGCAGCGACAAATGTTGCCGCAGGGCGCGTCGCTTCTGTGTAATCCGTAACTTCTGTCCATCCAGCATGAGAAGACATCGTGTCCCCAGCAGCGGGGTTATTGCTTGATGCCGCACCGTAAAGACCCAGATACCAAGACGTAATACGCGCTGTAGACCCGTCAAGTGCCGTGCCAGCCATGTACTGAAGACCAACATTAACGACAAGATTCTTTGAATCATCAACCCACTTGAGCTTGCCGTCTTTGTCATAACATTCAATCACAAACCGACCTGTGGCTTTTGCTATTTCAGACGATCCGGGGCTAGTGATTAACCCGCTAGCGATTGTGTCTGTTGCTTTGGCTTTAAGTTCCATTATGCAATCCTCATAATTGCGTTAGTGGCATCGTCCACTGGAAAAGTAATGACCAGATTCTGTGCCGTCTTGGTAATGTTGACCCCGAAATTTAAAACACAAACGGATCGGTTCCCGTTTGTTGTGTTGTAAATCAAAGCGCCATTCGTCGTTAAAGTCACATTGGTGAATGTCGCATCTTCAAAAGACCAATACGCAGTAGTTCCTTGAAAGGACGGGGTAATGTTGGTGAGGGTGATCCCTCCAGAGGAATAATTGGTCCCACTGGAGGACACTTCCCCGGATGCTGTATACGCCGTAGTGGAAGCACCAAGATCCGCGTTGGCGGTGTATAAGGCCAGTTTAAACACATCACCTGTCCCCGTCGTAAAGTTGTGCAGCCCTTGAGCTAACTCTACTTTGAAACTGGTTGTCAGTGTTTGGATGATTGCCATTACACCACCTTATCCCGCACCTGACCAGAACGGTACGCATCCATCCGCTCAAGACCATCACCGAGACGTTTAGCAAGAATCAGTGCTTCTTTGTATTTACCCGTGATGTTTGCCATCAGGTCAGGCTCTGACTTTAGGAATGTAGAAGCCTCTACCAGTGATCCATACAACAAGACCGAATCAAAGTTATCACCAAGCCAAGTCGTTGTTGCGTCAACATTTCCGACCGTGATGGACGATGGGTAGTAAAAGTAATGCAGTTCCACTGTATACCCAAGATCCGGGGTCGGGCCTAAGATGAAACTCAATTCATTTGAAATGGTTTCGCCCGTGACTGTCGGACCAAAGAGCGCATAACAATAAGGTCTGCCAGTATTCCCTGATCCTGTCGGGATAGGGAATGACTCACGGATGAAGTTCACATCCTTGTTAAGCAAGTAATGATATGACCCATCCGTGTCAATGACTGCTAAAGAGTAAGAAGCAAGAAAGTCTGATGGGCAACTCAGGTAACGATTATCTATCGTACAAACGCCCGTGACATTTTTACGCAAGCTGGGAAACTGGATCGTGTTAAAGATCCTTTGCTCCGCCTGCTGTGTAAACGTCGTCAGGCTATCCGTGGAGAATGTGGTCTCCAGATAGTCTTGAATCTGAGTTTTTAACTCACCCCAGTTCACGCCATCGGCCCCCGGCACATCACGCCTTTGGTTGCAGCCCCAGCTCCACGCATCTTAATCCCGGTCGTTTTGACTTGACTGTTAGGATTGATGGCAACACCCGCTGTTGGTTGCCAGTCTTTAACCATGTTGTAAGGCATTTCTTTACCCGGGCTAGGTGAAGCTACCACCTTAGCGCCGGTCATCGTATGCGGCTCGGCATAAGTGGATGCTGGACCCACTTCTTTTCCGCCGATTTTCATGGAGTATTTAGCCATTACTTACCCCTTTGATTAGCCACGCGAGCAAGGTTTCTTCCTTCCCGGCGCATCATCTCGGAGGTCGGGCCACCTTTCTTAAGCTTCTTAACATTAGCATCAGGGTGCGCTCCCTTGCCTTTTGCCATGTGTTTCTTGAGTGCTTCCATCGCTTTCATGTCGGCTCCTATGTAGCTGTGACACTGTTTAAACTAGACTGACCCACCAAATGATTGGGGGTTAGGTCGTAATCGTAGGATCGGGAACCACCAACAGGGTTGAAGCCCCACTCAATAATTCGGCTTCCTTCAAGTGGAACGCCCGTATAAAGCGGGTTTGTTCCTACGGTGTAGTTAGTCTGCATCCCGTTTAAGCCTGATTGGTAATACGAGTTGGAATCGGGACGTGGATTCCTAACGGCTTGCGGATCATTGACAGGATACATACCAAGCTGCAACTGCGGCTGGTCAGGTTCCCAACATTCCGGGCATACCAGTATATTGACATTTTTTGTCTTGATTGTCAGCGGTTTGAGCTGTTTTAACTTATACCGAAAGTTGCATCTATCGCACTGCGCGATAGCCCACTTGCCGGATGCAAACTGATTAGGCATTTAGAAGTTCACACCAAGGAATGACTGCCGTGGCACAAACCGAATGGGCGCTTTTTCTCGGTCTTCTGTGGATGCCAACTCCCAGGCTTGATCGTATTGGGCCTTGAGAAATTGCATCCGTTCTAGTCCGCCCTCTACTTTCATGGACAGCTTGTAGGCCAGTCCTGCAACTAACGCTTCTTGGAATCGAAAAGGTATGTCTTCTACGTTGACACCGTTGCCAGCATCCTGCATCCGACGTAGCCGCCAGTAAACAAGTGTGTAGTAAGGATTACTGATTGAACCCTGCTCTGGCGCAGGCCATACCGTTACGTTTGGAAACTTTGTATTCGTGACCGAATCGCCCGACGTATGAGACGCAGCCGTCGTGTTATTTTGGCCGCGCACCACATTGTTAAGCGTTGCGTATGCCGAAGCTCCAGTTGCAACATTCTCAGCTTGTGTGGAGGTTCCATAGTAGTACACGGTCTCCGTTCCAATGGTGGCGTATCCAGCGTAAGGAACTTGAGCAAGCGTTGTCATCGGGATTGTTGTGACTGACGAATTAATATTTGCAGCCAAAGTTCCTGTGAAGGTATAGGTCTGCCCGCCCTGCCGGTCAATATATATCTGGATCGGCCTGCCAGTTGCTAGTTTGTTTGGAATCGTAGAGTAGGTACTTACTGAAATCCGACTGATGTTGATGTCCGTTTGATTCTGATCTACGCCCGTGCGGATAATCGTTTCTACGAGGTCAACCGTATTGATAGGCAACGGGTAGGTGATTTGATTTGTATAGAGCGGGATCGCCCCCTGCTCAATAGTCCAGAGATTAATGCCTTGATTGGCCCACTCTGTAACCAATAGGTTCAGGCTGCGACGAGCTGTACGCAAATCGTAGCCCGACCGCAGTTCTCGCCCACATCGCTCAAAAGCCTCTTCCACCAATTCATTGAGATTGGGGTTAAATGCGGTTACGCCGGTTGTGCTCATTTACCTACCTTCCGAAATGGGGCCACCTTTTTGGCAATACTCTTGGGCTGAGAAACAAACTGAAGCCCCTTTGACTTTCCTTCTCTTTTGGCTCGGGTGGTTGCTGCGTATTCTGCTGATGAAAGAGATTTAATCGCCGCCTCTGGGAGATAGCGTTCCCCAGTATCAGATGACCTCTTGCCACTTTTAGTCCCCCACTTTTGCTGAGTCCAAGCTTTGAGAGATTGCTGCGGGGCTTTCATGATGTATACCCGCCACCTTTTTCTTTGTACCGCTTTGCTAAAAGCTGCGCCTTCCTGGCTGACCATTTTCCTGCGCCAGTACCTTGCACCGCTGCGCTTTTGATCTGGTTAAACAGATTTTTACGCATAGTTGGTTTAGTGTAATTACCGGATTCGTTAACTTTCGATACCTTACCGCCTTCTGCGTATTGCGTAAAGTCCGTGTCATCCCGCCGGCGTTTGACCTTGGCTTTGGGCATCTTGCTGGGATTGATTGCCCCCATTCCCCTGCTTGCCATCATTTGTCACTGCTCCTATAAGTGCGGCTAACCCAAAATTGCCAGTGTCTTTTAAGGGACGCAAATAGTTTGGCGCTTTAAATAAATCAAACGGCCCAAATTCTGGCGGCGCTACTTGCGGTTGTGCATAGTCTACGTAAGTTTTCTTACTAGTAATAGACGGTATTCCAAACAACGGAAATGGTGCAGCCGTTGTCACTGTCGTTGTTGGTGACTTTGTTGTCGTTGGTGATTTGGTTGTTGTAACGACAGGCGTTGTTGTTACTACTGCGGTTGTCGTCACTTCCGTAGTGGTTGGCTCTAATGAAGTTGTTGGAGGCCACGGTATTGTAGGAGCTAAAGTTGTTGTTATTCCGGTCGTGGTTGGCGCTACGGTTGTTGTTACCGGAGGGGTAGTTACCGTCGTTGTAATAGGCGGTAACTCAGTGGTTGTAATGATTGCTGTAATGCTAGGCGTTATTGTTACTGTTGGCGTAACAGTTTGTGTAATCGTTGGGGTAACAGTTTGAGTGACAGTTGCAGTAACCGTTGGTGTAATTGTTTGCGTTACTGTCTGAGTTACTGTTTGAGTAACAGTCTGGGTCACAGTAGGCGTGACCGTTTGGGTTATTGTTTGAGTGACTGTTGGCGTTACTGTTTGAGTAACGGTTTGCGTAACAGTGGGCGTAACTGTTTGAGTAACAGTGGGCGTTACTGTTTGAGTAACAGTGGGCGTAACTGTTTGAGTAACAGTGGGCGTTACTGTTTGCGTAA